ACCCCCGCGCCAGGATCAGCGGAGTCATCACATGACTCTCACGTGCTATGCCTCTATATATATGTAAGTTGTGTGTAATATTTTATCATTCAATAAAATATGTCTCGTCAAGTTATATGCTGGTGTTTTACATTAAACAATCCTCTCTCTCCTCTCTCGCTTCATGAGTCCATGAAGTACCTTGTTTATCAACGTGAACAAGGTGAATCTGGAAATATCCATTTCCAGGGTTACATAGAAATGAAGAAGCGTACGTCTTTAGCTGGTATGAAGAGGCTCATCCCAGGAGCTCACTTTGAGAAGAGGAGAGGTACTCAGGGTGAAGCTCGGGCTTATGCTATGAAGGAAAGCTCTCGTCTTGAAGGTCCATGGGAAGAAGGTGAATTCCATCTCACAGTGGAAGATAAGCTTCGTGAAGTAATGGAAGACATGAAGAACACAGGCAAACGTCCGATTGAGTATATAGAGGAGTGCTGTAACACGTATGACAAGTCGTCTGGGACTCTCAGGGAGTATCAAGGTGAATTACGGAAGAAGCGTGCTATTTCAGAATGGGAGTTGCAGAGGAAGCCATGGATGGACGAAGTAGAACGCTTGATGGAGACGAAGGACTGTAGAAGAATCATATGGGTGTATGGCCCACAAGGTGGGGAAGGGAAAACCTCTTTCGCTAAGCATCTTGTAAAGACGCGTGATGCTTTCTACACCACTGGAGGAAAGACAGCCGACATTGCTTTCGCCTGGGACCACCAACCTATAGTGCTCTTTGATTATCCGAGAAGCTTCGAGGAATATGTTAACTACGGTGTTATGGAACAATTAAAGAATGGGATTATCCAATCAGGCAAATACCAAAGTGTAATTAAATATTGTAACTATGTTGAAGTTATTGCGTTTGCTAATTTTACTCCGCGAAGCGGTATGTTTAGTGAAGATAGGATCATTATTGTAAATGCGTGACGTCACATGATCCCGTGATGAGCTGGCGCGGGGCTTAGTATT